TGGCGGCATAGTAGGTGTTGGAAATCCCCCGGTAGGTTTCGCCAAGGTTCTCCGGGGTGTCGTATATCTGCCAGTTCCAACCGTAGCCCGGCAGGCCCATAAAAATCTTCTCCGGGGCCATGGCCGTAACCGCGTAGTTATAGATGCCCTCCAACCAGCTCCGGGGGGATACCGGGCCGGGGGCGCTGCCTGCCCACGCCATGCCATAAGACATAATGGAAGCCGTGTCGCAGTACGGGTTGAGGTCGGCATAAACGCACCAGTTTTCACCGCCCACGCTTCCCTGAACGCCGGTCATGCCAGGCAGGCAGATATTGACGAGCTTGGCGGGATTGTAGGCTTTGACCGTCTGGTAAATAGCCTGAAATAAGGCATTTGCTGCCTCCCGGTTTTCAAACCCGCCGCCGCGCTCCAGATCAATATCCACCCCGGCGCACCACGGGTATTTCTCCATAATGCGCACCAGCTCGGTTAAAAACTTATCTTTGGCCCCATTTGTGTTATTGCGCAGGGCCGTGAAAATACTGGCAGTGCCGTGATTCATCACAGTCAGCATCCAGTGAATATGCGGCCACTTGTTGATGTAAGTCATCATGGTAGAAATGCTGGTGCCAGTTTCCGAAAGGGTGCCGGTAGCGTCTACCTCGAAGGTGAAAATTCCCACCGTATCCAGTCGGTCGCCATAGTCCCGCAGGGCCTCGTACATCCGGGCGTTCTGCATGAACGACCAGACCATGCACCGCCTTCCTTTTAGATAGTCCCGGCTCAAAACCGATCACCACCTTCCTGCATTTCCTGAAATTCAAACAGCAACCGAGCGGATTTATGCTCCTCTAATGTCACTGGATGCTTGCTGTCCCCGGCAGCCGTGTACTGAAAGAAGCCGCGCTTTTCCGTGGGGCTTCCATTGAGCAGGCATTTCCGGGAAGAAGCCAGAAGGGTCAGCTCATCCCCGGCGCTTACCGCAGCAGGGAAAGCCGCCTTGTGTGCGCCCGCGCCCAAGGCCACAGAAATGCTGCCCGCCGCCATGTCCTGCACCGGGTAGAGATAGCAGTCCAGCCCCGCCGTATCGGAACCGAGGTTGAATAGCACTACCGTTTCCCCCGAGCGTACCACGCCGTTGTAGAAACGTGGCGGAACAATGGAGCCATCCTCCCGGTACTTTTGCAGAATCGTTTCTGTATTTATCACATAGCCTGTGAGCCTGTCGCCTTCCTGAACCATCAGGTCGGTGAAATAAATCCGGCCAGTACAATCAGAAATCATCGGCTTCACGGTAATGCTTACCACCCGTTGAGCCTGCTTTGTCAAAATCGTTTCTGAAAATCGAGTAAATTCCGCCGCCATATCTGCCTCCTTAGCCGTCCAGCGTCCACTGGATTTCGCTGGGATGGCCCACCCAGCCAGTAGCAATAGAGCCGCCCTGCACCATAATGTCGGTGAAATATACCTTGCCGGTGCAATCCGTAACACAAAGCCGGATGGTGATGGAACGCAGCCGCCCGTACCCCTTAGGGGACAGGTCGGTGGCAGTTTGCGAAAAAGAAGCCATAGGCCGCTCCCTTCTATATTAAAAGAGATTAAAAGAGGTCGATGAACCGCGTTTCCGTGGAACCGTCCTCATATTCAAAGGTTACTTCAATACCGACCTGCCCGCTGGGGCCTTTCTGCAAATCCTCCGAGGCAATCTGCGCTGAAAAGGTATAGCTCCGGCGGCTGGCCGGGTAGACCGTCTGTGTCAGGCTTTTTGTCATTCCCAAAACGCCCTCCGCCTTGAAGGAGGCCGTACCGGAAACGCCGTTTTCCGCATCTACCTCAAAGCCGGAGTTCGTCCAGTAATTCATGCCGCTGTCGGCGCGGGAATTGCGCAGGTGGTTGAAGGGAACCAAGTCCTTAACTTCCTGCCGGTCAATCACATCGGTGGAGGCCAGCACATCAGCGGCCTTATCCCATTGTGCGGAAGAATCGCCCAGCTCCCGAAGGGTAGTGGAAAGTTCCAGCACAGTTTTCCACGGCTCCTGCAAATTGTACTGGCGGCGCACCACGCGGGTTTTTACCGATAGATTGAGGTCTTTATCGTCCACCGTTACAATATCGCCCAGCGCCCATGCCTCATGCTCGTACCCGGTCAGGGCCGACAAGTCCATTGCGGAGAGAACATAGGAAACGCGGGGCTGCGCGTACTGTGCCAGCCGCATCTGTGTATATTCCAGCATCTGATAGGGATTGGTGAAGTTAGAGCAGTCCAGCGTGGAAATACGCACTTCGCTGGTATAGGTGAAATCCTCCACATATTCTTTCCCATTGTTGATGGAAGCGAACTTCATTCCATCCTTGCCGTAGGCATAGAGCCTTGTTACAAGGCTGCGGGTATCCACCACCCGCTCAATACTTTTAAGATTTTTACGGTATGCAAACAGAGCGCCGCTGTCATTCCCGCCAAAGGTCAGCAGGTGGACGAGCCGGTTCGGGCAGTCAAAAATCAGGTCGCCACCGTGGATATTCTGCGTGGCCCGCAGGATGGAAAGGGCGTTTTTCTCCGTACATTGCCATGTGCGCAGAGTGGTGACGTTGACCGTCCCCACCGACCAGCCGGTGCCTTCCAGCGCGTGCCGCATCGGCGCATCCGCTGTATCCGCATTGAAGTCCACTGTTTCTTTCTCCTCGGAAAAGGACAGGTCATAAAAAGCAGCCTCGGCATAAACCTGCGTTATGATCCGCCCATCCGTGTCCTTGGTATCGGTGAGGGTTCGGATGCGGTAAATATCATTGACGATTTGCACCTGCTTTTCATTGTCCAGCATGGCCCGCTTGGGATCATGGAAAGGCAGATAAAATTCCATCGTATCGGCCCCGTTGACCTCGCTGGTAACAACAATGTCAAAAGCGTTTTCCAGAACGGCTTCCCAAGCGCCGTTTGCATCCAGTACCACAGGTCGGGCGAATCCCAGCTTTTCATAGGGAGCCTTCGGTATATCGTGGAGCTGGATTTCCAGTACCTTCGGGGTAAGCGATGGATCATCTGTGGCAAGCGTTACCCGGAAACGAATATACTGCCGGTTCGGGGATTGCAGCTCACCGCTGGTGCCGATAGCCTGCCATGCCGACCATTCCTCCAAATCATCCGACGTGGAGGTTTCCACCTGCTCAATGGAGGTCACGCCTGCTGTGTATTCACTATTTACCGATACCCGGCCCGAACCGGAAAGGGCGCAGGCCGCCGCTTTTGTAATAAGCTGCCCGCTGGACGGATAGGCTCCGTCCGAGCTTCTAAGGGTAACGCTCCCCGGCTCGGTGAGCGCATCCACGTCACCGGACATATCTCCACCGTTGGCAAACAGGGTGGCCTTAAAATATTCCGCCAGATCCTCGGCAGTCAGAGAGGAATCCGTATCCAGAAACCAATCGTCAAAGCCGCCTGCGTAATAATAGGTGTCAGCGTGCATCCCCATAACGAGGTCAGCGGTGCAGGAACGGTTCAGTTCACCCTCAATCGTCAGCTCGTTTGAAATCCATACTGTACCGGTGCTGCGGTCGCCTACCACATAGCAGGCTTTGTATTCTTCCGGTTCGATCACAGCAGCGAGGAAATACCAGCCGTTGTTGACCAGAGAAAATGGAGGCGTTACCGACTCGTCCAAAATCAGGGAGCCGGAGGAATTATAGAGCATCAGGCGAGGCCGCCCGGAATAAAGCGAAAGGTACAGGATCGGCTGGCCCGGCCCCTGCCGGGTGTTAAAGATTGGGCAGAAAGTATTACCCACAGAATAAATGGTGGGGTTCATCCAGCCGCCCACCACAATCCGTTCCCCCAGCGAGGAGAAAATCGAGCCGTCGTTTACGGCTTGAAGATATGTTTTCTCCGAGGTTGGGGTATTGATGTTGAAGCGGAAATAATGTCCACGCCAGCCTTCCAGCAGGTTTGCCGTGGTGCCGCTCCAGTTGATAATATTGAAATCCCGGCCATTGCCGGAAGAATCCATCAGCCGGTCGTTGCTGTCCGGTTCGGACTCGTTAAAGCGCCAGAGGCCGGAGCCTGCCCATGCAGATGGAAATTCCCCGGTAAAGTCCTCCTGCGCAGTCAAAGTAGTTTTTACTGCCATTGCTTACCTCCATCGGCTCTTTGCCTGTATGTG